CGCAAGGTATCGCAAAAGAAGTTGCTAGAGTAATTCTACCAGAAGGTAATACAGTCTCTAGGATTTATATGAATGCTTCTCTGCGAACTTGGATTCACTTCTTAGAAGTTAGAACTGGAAACGGAACGCAGAAAGAACATATGATGGTTGCACGTGCCTGTTCGGAAGCTATCTATAAGATTTTTCCTCATATCAAGTAAATATCATGAATAGAAAAGAATTCATTCTTATATTATTGTCCCCTTTATTAGCTCTGTTTGGGTATAAGATTAATATCCAAAAGTTTTTCAAAAAACCATTTACATTCGATCCTGCACTGATAACATTGGTTCGTAAGTCCTTTCCTAACCTAATGGCATACGACATTTGTGGTGTTCACCCAATGTCTACTCCATCAGGTCTTATCTTTGCAATGAAGAACGAATACAGAAAGGATGTTCAATCATGAAATTTATAATTGACAATCTATTAAATAATGGATAATATCATGAATTACAAATACAAAGCATACGCATATGATTACGATAAAGAAGGAATAGTGAAATTCGATTCGGAACAAAATTGTTGCAGTTCATGTAATGACGATCAAGAATATGAGAATTTCGATGATGACCCATGTTGTTGCGTACATCAATTAGAATACATTGAAAAATATTTAGGAGTTTAGATGTCAGAAGATTATCTAGGGATTAAGATCGATTTATCAAGAGATTCAAACTTTGATGAATTAGGTTTGAAGAGATTAAAAGAATCATATATGAGAGAAGATGAGGACACTCCTCAAAAGAGATATGCATTCGTTGCAAAGACTTTCGGTTCTAATCCAGAACATGCACAAAGGTTATATGATTATGCTTCTAAACATTGGTTAAGTTTCTCGACTCCAGTTCTTTCTTATGGAAGAACAAAGAAAGGTCTTCCAATTAGCTGTTTCTTGGCATATATTCCAGATTCCGCAGAAGGATTAGTTGAATCTCTTTCAGAGACTAACTGGTTGTCTATGTTAGGTGGTGGAGTCGGTTTGGGCGTTGGTATGAGATCTTCTAGTGAAAAGTCTACTGGTGTTATGGCGCATATGAAGACTTATGATTCTTGTTCTCTGGCATATAGACAAGGAACAACTAGACGTGGATCTTACGCTGCATATCTTGATATCTCACATCCGGATATCATTAATTTTATGGAGATGAGAAAACCAACTGGAGATCCAAATATTCGTTGCCTTAATATGCATAATGCTGTAATGATTCCAGATTCTTTCATGCAGATTATTGAAAGATGTATGGTCGATCCTAATGCAGATGATTCTTGGGATCTTATCGATCCTGCTTCAAAAGAAATTAGAGAAACAGTTTCAGCGAAATATCTCTGGCAGTTACTTTTGGAATTGCGAATGATGACTGGCGAACCTTATCTAATGTTTATTGATACTGCTAATAATGCTCTACCTAGAGAACAATATAATAAAGGTTTGAGAATTAGACAATCGAACATCTGCGCTGAGATCCAACTATGTACAGATAAAGATCGTACAGCAGTATGTTGTTTATCTTCAATCAATATTTACAAATATGACGAATATAAAAAACAGTTCGATCAGCTGATTTCTGATGTTGCTGAGATGTTAGATAATGTATTGACAAAATTTATCGAAGAAGCTCCAGATACAATCGGACGTGCAAAATATAGTGCGATGATGGAAAGAGCAATTGGTATCGGTGTGTTAGGATACCATTCGTATCTACAATCAAAAATGATCCCTTTCGAATCTGTTGCTGCTAAGATTTTCAATAAAACTTTCTTTAAGACGATGAAAGAATATGCTGATACAGCTAATCTAAGATTAGGTAAAGAACGTGGTGAAGCCCCTGACATGGCTGGTTCTGGTAAGAGATTCTCGCATTGTATTGCAGTCGCACCAACTGCTTCCACATCCATCATCATGGGTAACATAAGTCCTTCTATCGAACCACTTAGAGCAAATGTATTCAGACAAGATACTCTATCGGGTTCTTTCATTCATAGAAATCATGAATTAGAAAAAGTTCTTCTAACAAAGGGTGTTGATATGGAAGAAACTTGGAATTCAATCGTATTGAATGATGGATCTGTTCAACATCTAACTTGTTTAACAGATGATGAGAAAGAAGTATTCAAGACTGCGATTGAAATTGATCAACGTTGGATTATCGAAAAAGCTGGAGATAGACAGAAGTTTATCGACCAAGGACAATCTGTCAATCTATTTTTCAAACCAGATACAAGTGTTAAGTATCTTCATGCTATCCATTTCTTGGGTTGGAAAGCTGGGTTGAAAACACTCTACTATTGTAGATCGGAAAAGATAAAGAAAGCCAATAAGATCTCACAGAGAATCGATAGAAAGAGAATCGAAGATATTGATATTAAAGCATTAGTTGATGGAGAAAGCTGTATTGCTTGTGAGTAGATTATAAGCTATAATAGGTATAGGAATCTAATGAAAAAGAATAAGTTAAAAATCACAGATAAAAGATCTACATTCAAACCAATGCACTATCCCTGGTGTTTTGATGCCTGGAAGACTCATGAACAAATGCATTGGTTGTGGACTGAAGTAGAGATGATGCAAGATATTAAGGATTGGAAGGAGAAGTTGACAGCTTCTGAAAAGACTTTCTTGACTCATATCTTTCGATTTTTCACACAAGGAGACATCGATGTCTCCGACGGGTATGTTACAAATTATCTTCCATTTTTTCCCCAACCAGAAGTGAGAATGATGTTACTCGGATTCGCTGCCCGTGAAGCAATCCATGTTGCCGCATATTCTCATCTTGTAGAGACTCTTGGTCTACCGGAAACAACTTATAATGAATTCTTAGAGTATGCTTCGATGAAAGAGAAGCATGAATATATCTTCTCACATAAGGGTGATGACACCAGAAGTATTGCTAAAAATATTGCAGTATTTTCTGCCTTCACAGAAGGCATGCAATTATTCTCATCATTCGTTATGTTGCTTAATTTTGCAAGACACGGCAAGATGAAAGGAATGGGGATGATTATTCAATGGTCTCTATTAGACGAAGATATGCACTCTGAATCTATGATCCGTTTATTCAGAACCTTCATCGAAGAGAATAGAGAAATTTGGGATGATAGCTTGAAATCGCAGATCTATACTATCGCAACTAAGATGGTTGAATTAGAAGATCAATTTATCGATCTGGCTTTTGGTATGGGTCCGATGCAAGATCTAACACCTGATGAAGTTAAAAAGTACATTCGATATATTGCAGATAAGAGATTAATTTCCATGGGTATGAAAGGAATCTTTAAAGTTAAGAAGAATCCTCTTACTTGGGTAGATGCGATGGTTGGTGTTGGTCACACGAGTTTCTTTGAGAATCGGAGTACAGATTATGCGAAGGGTGCTCTGTCAGGATCTTGGGAAGATGTTTGGAAGTGAATATGGAAAAAGAAGAATATGTTTATGAACAAAAAAACTGGTCTTCTAGTGATTATGCTTTTTGCATAAACGAAGAACTCAATTTTACTATCTGAGAAACTCCAGATAGTATTCAATTCAGATTCTTTGAAAAAGAACATTATGATAGATATTGTAGATATCAATTAGAGCATTATACTGTGTGACCATATGAATCTTAAACCTTTGCCTGTATATGATGTATCAAATGATACTTGGATTGTTTTTGACGAGAACGGACAGCAACTGACAGTCTCAACAAAGGAATATAGAAAATTATATTTGTCAAAAATTATTAAACCAAGATATGGATGGAGTAGCGATTAAATATGTCTCTGATATCAAAAGAAAAAGAACTCCCTAAAACTATCGAATATTTGTATCTCTACAATGAAGAATTAGCTGCTGAAATTTTTGGATCATCTTTCTACTATGGTGATCTATTATCTCAAGAAGAATGGATTAAACGCATGACTGTACTATTGAATAGTGCAACTAAACGTGGATATTCTCTCGCCAAACGAGTAGATCTCATAGAAGATCGTTGTGGTTGTTTATCTGTAGAATACGAAGATCATCCTTATAATCCTAATAGAAAAGTTGGAGAAATATGTGGAGTTTGTGGAAAATTAGTTAAGTCCGAATGGTATTTGTAGTAACATGATAAATAATGGATAATGCCCACATTATCCATTAACATTCCACTACAATATTGTCTGTTAAGAAAAGAATATCTCTATAATTTAGAAGATCATTTTGGTGAATTTATTCCTTGCTCTGTGTTTGGTGTCACTTCGATACCAACCAGAGCAATCACTTTTTCATGCATGATTAATAACGGTGCACAAGTAGCCAGATTACCTATTTCTGCATTCTGTTGGAAAGAAGCCGAACCACAACCACTCGAAGTTCTAGAACTTTGGGATTGTTTCTCATATGATCTAACTTGTGTAGAATACGATTATCTTCGTGGATTAAGAGCATCTGCTTTCCTCAAAGATAAGTCTTGGTATGAAGGTGAATATTGTTTTACTCTAGATTGGTATGGTTCACCGACAGCAGAAAATCCAGGCGAAGGCGGATTTAAGACTGCTCACATCTTGAAGTTAGATAATGGTAATTTTGCTGCACAACCCAATAATAGAATTTGTTGGTTCGAACCAGCATTTATTACGAAACCATATGTAGATTGCGAAACAAAACCAGATTACAAAGTAAACGATCATCTATGGAAATGTGAAGGTAAATCTAAATGGTATACAGAAGATTCCGATAAATACTTTTACGATATAATAAAAGGAAAAGATTAAATGGCTCAATACAGAAAAGATCTACAAATTATTGATGATTCGCCACAACGTTATGAAATGTTTATGTTAGCAGATCGTTATGGTAATCAAACAACTGATTCTAAATCAACTGTAATTGATGCATTTGGTAGACAAAGAGTTTCTACTCCATACACTCTTTTCGATTCACAACATAGATATAGATTGAATGGTAAATATACCACACATGTGAATGCATTAGAAGGTGCAACTGGATTCACAGGATCAACTGGTGTTGGTTCTTCATTTATCTTACATTCTCCAAACGAATCTGCAGTAGAGATGCATGTTGGAACAAGATCGGGTGATTGGGTTATCAGAGAATCTAAGAATGTATTTCCATATCAACCAGGAAAATCTCTTCTATGTATGGAATCTTTCACGTTCAACGCACCAAAAGAGGGTTTAAGACAAAGAATTGGTTATTTTGGACATCAGAATGGTATCTATTTTGAGAACGATGGTGTCAATAATTACTTTGTTCTAAGATCTTATTCTGGTGGTGTTTCAGGAGCGACTGGTCCTGTTGGAACTATTGTTGAAGCTAGAATTCCTCAATCTGAGTGGAATGTGGATACTTTTGATGGATCTGGTGATTCTTTAATAACTATTGATGTCACAAAAGCTAATATCATGTTTGTTGATATAGAGTGGTTAGGTGTCGGGGATGTGAGAGTTGGATTTGTTGTTAATGGATCTATGCGTGTTGCTCATATTTTCAGTAACGTGAACAACAATGCAAGCACATACATGACCACTGCATGTTTACCAACAAGACACGAGATTGAGAATACAGGAACAACCACTTCTCCATCTATGACAAGACAGATTTGTAATACTGTTATCTCAGAAGGTGGATATGATTTGAAGGGAACATCATATTCTGCGTCAAGAGGAGTTGTTGGTTACCAAACTCTCAATGGAACTGGAACACCAACACCGACTGTATCTATCAGATTAAATTCTTCATATCTAGATCAGATTGCAATATTAAGTGAATTATCAGTTCTATTAGATTCTAATACAAACTTACAATATAAATTGTTGTTGAATGCAACAATAAATCCAACAAATTGGGTTACATCTGCTTCAGGTAGAATAGATTATAATATCGATGCAACTACAGTTAGTGGTGGAACTGAGATATTATCTGGTTTCTTAGCTACTCATTCAACAATTTCATTGCAATCAACATCTATTCAATTAGGAAGAACAGTAGTAGATACTTCTAAATCTATAACAGGAATATCTGATGTACTCACACTAGCATTAACTTCTTTTGGTAATAATACAAAAGTTGCCACTCTATTGGGATGGTCAGAATTAATTTAATATGACAACTCTGAATTTCAATACATCATCGAATTCAATAGTCGATTCATCAATATCAATAACATCCCATAATTTAATAACTGGAGTTAATGTAAGATATCAAAATGGCTCTGACCCATCACCATATAATATTGGTTTGACAGATGGAACCGAATATTATGTTGTAGTTAAAAATACAAATGCAATTTATCTGACATCTAATTTAGATGATATACAATTCTTTTTGAGTTCATTTGATGATTTAATTAATTTGAATGAAAATTCCATTTATATCGATGAACACAATTTTTCTACTGGTGATAGAGTTATATATTCTTCTAATGAGGGAATTGATATTGGTGGATTAACTTCTTGGCAAATCTATTATGTAATATCGATTGATGAAAACAAAATAAAATTAGCAACAAATTATTCGAACGCATTGAATAATATTTCTGTTGATTTAACGAATTTGGGTGAAGGATATACTCATTTAATATTTAAATATATTGAGTTATCACCTTCTTCTCTTCCAGGACAAACACATTCATTAGAATACAATTATATTGAAATTGGTGGAGGAGGAGTCTCAGGATCAACTGGATTTACAGGATCAACTGGGTTGACAGGAGCTACAGGTCAATTCGGATCTACTGGATTTACTGGTGCAACTGGATTTACAGGATCTACTGGATTTACTGGTGCAACTGGATTTACAGGATCTACTGGGTTTATAGGATCTACTGGATTTACTGGTGCAACTGGATTTACAGGATCTACTGGATTTACTGGTGCAACTGGATTTACAGGATCTACTGGATTTACTGGTGCAACTGGATTTACAGGATCTACTGGGTTTATAGGATCTACTGGATTTACTGGTGCAACTGGATTTACAGGATCTACTGGATTTACTGGTGCAACTGGATTTACTGGTGCAACTGGATTTACTGGTGCAACTGGATTTACTGGTGCAACTGGATTTACTGGTGCAACTGGATTGACAGGATCTACTGGATTTACAGGATCAACTGGGTTGACAGGAGCTACAGGTCAATTCGGATCTACAGGATTTACTGGTGCAACTGGGCCGATTGGCGGTTCAAATACACAAGTTTTATATAATTCTAGCGGAGTCGCCACAGGTTCTGCCAATTTTACATTTGATGGAACTAGGGCAACCATTGCTGCGTTGACGGTAGATACAAGTACATTGTATGTTGATGCAACAAATGATAGAGTTGGTATTGGGACAACGAGTCCTGCGGTTATTTTAGATCTTGGTGGTGGAACAAATTTTGTTAATAGTGTAACATCTTATACTGGTATTTCACCAACTGCAAAAACAATACAAATATATGATGCCACACAATCTTTCTTAAATTTAGTCAGCGGCGTCAACACCGCTGGTGCAGTGCTAGGTGGAATATTTTTCAGTAGAAGTCTTGGTCAAGGCGATGCTCACTACAATGTTGCTGGAATAACTGCTTTACAAAATAGTACAGGAACAATTTCTGGTGGGGAATTATTATTTTATACAAAGGCTAACTCTTCACCTACAGAGAAAATGAGAATCAATGTAACAGGTGACATTATTTTTGGAAATGGGGAATTGAGTGCTACAACTACATCAGCTACTTTAAGAGGACCAGCTAGAACAGGAACAAATGCTGCTGGTTCTAACTTAACTATTGCTACTGGCAATGGAACTGGAACGGGTGGTAGCGGATCTCTAATATTTCAAACTGCTTCTGCTGGATCTTCTGGGACAACGGCAAATACTTTAAGTGAAAGAATGAGAATCGACTCCTCCGGCAATGTCGGTATTGGAACAGCAAGTCCAGCCGTTGCGCTGGATGTGGTTCGGGCGTCGGCAGATTCGACAGTGCGGGCGTACACCGGCACCGTCGATCTCCGGATGTGGGCCTATCACGGCGGGGCTGGGGTTATCGGCACAAACAGTGCCCACCCCCTTATTTTCGCCGTCAACGGTTTGACGGAGAGGATGCGGATCACCACCGCTGGCAATGTCGGTATTGGAACGACGAGTCCACAGCAATTGCTGCATGTAGCTGGGCAAGGATTGTTTACAACTAGTGGATCAAGTTATGACCCAGGCGATTCAGCCGGATCTGCGGTAAGAATCGGATACAGCACTGGTGGAGATTATGGATATGTAATATCCAACAATACTGGCGTAGCCAGTAAACGACTTCTTGTTGGCGGATCTACTGTTGAATTTCTAGTTAGCGGCGCAGAAAAAGGCCGTTTTAACTCTGATGGGAAGTTTGGTATTGGAACGACGAGTCCATTAACCACACTACATGTAGGTGCTGTCGCTGCCCTCGACGGCGATGTCACTCTTAGTGCTGGCACTAACATGGTGTATGCCACTGCTACTAGTGGGGCGGCTCTGACCTGGAATGCAAACACCAATGGTGGATATACAAACACTATCATGGCTAGATTACAGCCTCGCCAGGACACTGGCGCAAACTACTGCTTGGATGTATTCTGCGGTACCTGGAACAACAATAATTCTGCTGGCACTGCTATTGCTACATTCTCAAGTTCTGGCAATGTCGGTATTGGAACGACAAGTCCATCTAAGAAAGGTTCCGTAGGGACTGCCGGGACGGACGGCTTTGCGATCCAGTATTCCCCCACCTCGCAAGAAGTTTTTTCAGTTACGGCAAACACAGGGACTGGCGAGACAAAATTCTTTTGCGATACCAATTACTTCCAGACGTTCTACACGAATAACTCTGAAAAGATGCGTGTTAATACTGATGGATACCTTCTTGTTGGATACACTTCTTCAAACGGATCATACAAACTCCAGGTTAACTCTCAGATATTTGCTACTAACGCAACCATCGAAACCTCTGATGGACGATACAAGCAGAACGTTGTTTCGTTGCAGTCTGGTTTAGACGTGATAGAAAAGCTCAATCCAGTCACTTTTAACTGGAAGGATCACGATATTCACAACTTTGAGAGTGGCACTCAGGTTGGCTTCATCGCTCAGGAAGTTAAGGAGGTTCTTGCGGATACTCCGTACCTGGATTCAGTCATCAAGCGCAACGAGCTAAAGCGAGACGATGGATCTGTTGAAGAATTCTACGGCATGGCGGATGCCAAGCTGATCCCCGTATTGGTCAAAGCAATTCAAGAACTGAAGGCAGAGATTGACCTTCTGAAAGCAGGAAATTAATGGCTATCACATACGATTGGATCTTCAACCCCTTTGATTCAAGGATCGACTAGATGGATCAAAGAACTTTCTGAACAAAATAAACAGTTATTATAAGAGATAAATACATTAAAAGGGTAATATATGGCAATTAATTTTACGTGGCAATTCAGCAACTTCAAAGTCAAACCAAGTTTGGATGAACTAGAAGATGTATTGGTTTCCTATGA